CTAGACAAACTCAAGAACAACCTAGAAGCTGGTATCCCGATCCCCATCGGCATCCTGCACCACGGGCCAGCAACAGCTCCCTCTGGTGGCGGCCACTGGATCTGCGTCATTGGCTACGACGACAGCCGCAAAACCTTTATCGTCCACGACCCCTGGGGTGAGATTGATCACAAGAGCGGCACCTACGTCAGCACTGATGGCAAGAGCAAGGAGTACAGCTACAACCTGATTAGCAAACGCTGGACCGTAGAAGGTGTTGGCACTGGTTGGTTCATTGATCTATCGTGATTAAGCGCGATAACAACGGATTGCGAAAGTTTCTCGCCACGGTCGTACCCGCTGGGGTACTGTCGTGGGCACTGGCGATGCTCACCGTTAGTTATCTTGGTTACGCCAAAGTAGATGCTGCCTTCATCTCTTCTTTGGTGACCAGCGTTCTTGCCGTCTATGGCATCAGCCGTAAGGAAGAAGATAAAGGTGAACCGACCAAACCCCCTGGTCCCGGACGGCCACCTAAATCTGGCGCTTCCTGATCAATAGTGTTACTATTTCCTTAGAAAAAATCTTATTATGAACAAAGCAATTGATGAATTAGATAATGGACTCAAGGCCCAGCTCGCTAGCCTGGCTGATGAGATCCGCAGCTCTGAGGAAACATTGATCCGCACTAAAGAGGGTTACCTCAAAGTGCAAGGTGCCATTGAAATCCTCGCTATCCTCAAGCAAAAGGTTTCCGCTGAAGAGAACAACAAACTGGCAGACGCACTGACTGATCCGCTGGCAGAATGATGTTGGGAGAGTTCACGCGAGATCGATATAGAGCCCTGGAACTGATTGCAGATTTTATTCGGGAGCCATCTCGTGAACTGCGATTAAATGCCATTGTCTGTGACATCAGCGATGAAGACCTGCGCTGGGTCACAGACAAACTCCATTACTACTTACTGAGGCTCCTGGAGGATGCCCAGTACGATCCAGCCGAAGATGAGCTGGAGGAAGTAATTGGTTTAACTGATTAAGCTGAATACCCGGCTCGAACGGGTGACCTGAGACTTACAAAATCCCTGCTCTACCACTGAGCTAATCCAGCGGAGCCCCGGACCTTCTAGGCTATCTGCCTAGCGTCACCGACGGGCAGTACCCCGGACAGGCCACGATCCTGCACGCCTTTCGGCAACGAGGCTTAAACTCGTTGTGTCTGCCAATTCCACCACCGGGGCTAACGGTACAAGGATAGCGCACAGGGAAGGTGTATGCACCATATCTTTTGGTTAGGGTTTGTGAACATCAAATGTTTCACAGCGAGGATGATTTCCTAGTTAATTTAATTGTTTTAACTCCGAAACTTGCTCGTAAAAAATTTCGAGAATCAATATTTGAAGCCTGGGGCTGGCGCTGCGCTTACTGCGATAAGCATTTGTGCCAGGACACAGCCACCATCGATCACATCGTCCCTAAGCACAAAGGCGGTCACAACACCCGCAACAACCTAGCCTGCTCCTGCACCAGCTGTAACCGCTCCAAGGCATCAGAAATGCCTTTCGACTGGTTCGATCAAAGCAACAAGAACTATTCGGATCTTAGGGCTGATAAACTGAAGAAATGGTTAGAACAGAAACCCTGTTCAATCAAAATTAGTAGCTCAGATAGCGCAGTCCCTTATCTCGCCAATGATGCAACAATCGGCTGGATCGCAACCTGATCCCACTCAGTTTGCTCAAGGTTATGCCGCCAAGGTGGCAGACATCATTGAGAGATTACGGGGCTACCGCAGTGCCGGTCAGGGGGATCGCGCTCTTAAAGGGGAGGAAGGGATGACCGTCTCTCCTGATCGCGCTCAGTATTACAAAAGCTGATGGCAGATCGAGCAAAGGCCAAGCGACTGGCGAAGGAGCACATGAAGTGCAACCAACCCCAGCGCACACCAGATCATCCCACTAAATCCCACATTGTTAAGGCTTGTGGGTCTGATGTTCCTGGCGGCGAAAAAATCATCCGCTTTGGTCAACAAGGTGCTGCAACAGCTGGTAAACCTAAAGAAGGTGAATCAGATCGGATGAAAAAGAAACGTGCTAGTTTTAAAGCGAGGCACGCAAAAAACATCGCTAAAGGTAAAAGTTCGGCTGCGTACTGGGCAGACCGCGTGAAGTGGATGATCGTAAGTGGTATACTTTCTGCAGAGTTGCTTTCCCAATGCCTTCAGCACGTTGGAACTACGTTGACGTAAGTTGCCTTAAATGCAGTAAAGCGGGGAGAATTCGAATAGATCAGTTTAATCGAAAGGATAAAAAGTGGGAGTGCAGATCTTGCGCGCGTAGTGGAATAAAGGTAAAAGTAAAAAACCCGTCAGCAAAACATGATCCCATCAAACAGGGAGCTTATAAAAGTTATTGGCGTGCTAGAAAAAGGGTTATAGACAATCACAAAGGAGCCTATGGCCACGTTCAATTTAAATTCACATCTTTTGAACAGTTTTATTCCGAACTAGGCCCTAGACCGGAAGGCTGCACGCTAGATAGGATTGATGTTAACGGTCATTACGAACCTGGAAATGTTAGGTGGGCAACAATTCAAGAGCAGGCTAGAAACAGAAGGTCCAATATTTTTGTGATCTATAACGGAAAAACAATGTGCCTGACCGATGCTGCTAGAATATCTGGTAAAGATCCAGGGGCGCTTAAACGGCGGTTAGAAACTGGATGCCCAGAGGAATTTTTATTTGCAGATGGCAAATGGTTTGTTGGCAGCAAAAAATTTGTCCCCGCAGAACTATAAATGGTGACCCTTATGGCAAAACTGGACAAAAGAAACGCTTGTTATACCGCGTTAGTGCAAACACTGCGGGATACTTCGTATCTTCTTAACCAAACTTACATTGTCCATTGGAACCTGATGGGCACGAAGTTTTACTCCATTCATAAACTAACTCAGGAGATCTACGAAGAACTTCAAGGTGGTCTTGATACCGTTGCTGAGCACCTACGCTCTCTTGACATTGCAGCCCCCAAGAGCGTGGAGGATCTCAACTACTCCAACCTCTCACCGCTTCCTGATGACTGCTTTGATCAAGACGGTTTAATCACCACCCTGGCAACCAATACCGATATGCTGGCTGAGAAGTTCGCAGCTGTTGCGGCCCAGGCAGAGGCCATCGGTGATCAGCTGACCCTTGATGTTGCCGTAGAGCGCGGACGCGCCCACAAGAAGGCGCAGTGGCTGCTGAAGTCGAACCTCCCCTGCGGCTGCGATCACTAAGGCATCAGGCTCCAGCTGCGCCACCACTTGGTAATCACATACTTATTACCACTAATGGGCGGCAACGCCTCGTGCATGGTCTTAGGATTCGGCAGGCCAAAGGGATAAAGATTGCTCCAGAAGACAGCCTTACCTTGCTCTGGCTTGATCTTTAGATTGAGGTGTTTGAAATAAGTTTCACCACCTTCTTCTACATCATTTAAGTAAATCATGAAGGTCCAGGTTCGCTGGCCCATCCATTCGGTATAAACTTTATATTCACTGGTGTGAGGGTAGAAGAAATCACAGTGTTCTTTATAGTATTGACCAGGCTCATAACGCTGGATCTGCATCATCTCTCCTAGAAACGGGTTGATATTAAGGGCTCTGCCAATCTTGATATCAATTTGATTAACAAAATCACTGTGCTGCCACTCCAGATCAGCCGTCCAGCTGGTGCGATAATCGGTAGACAGCGCTTCGTCCTTGGGGTTTGCCACGCAGGAGCGGCGGACCTTAACATCAGCCATATCCATCAAGCCGTAGCAATCTGATGGGCACAAAAAATTTTTGTACTCATAAATTTTGGTGCAAGGAAAATAAATCGGCGTGGCGCCTTCTGGTATATCAATGTTGTAATGCTTGAAGTAATTAATGTAATCAGGTTTTTTGGCAAGTCCCAAGTTATCTAATATTGTGTTGGCTTCCTTTTCGGTAATATCAAACGCTGTCATTAGGTGCGTACGCAACTGCGTCTTACTGACACCGCCCAAAGCTGAGTCGGTAATATTTTCAATCGCAGTCCGACTGAGCATTTGTGTACTGAGGTTCTTTAAAATATAGTAGTTTGGAACTGAACTAGCAAGTGGAATCCGTCCTACTGATCTTTGGTCTGGTCTTTGGTTCCACCTACGCAATCGGCACAGTCCTAACCAGGCCCCATGTCCGGCACCATGAGCGAAACACAACGCTTTCTCCAAAATTACAAAGCCGAAAGGTTGCCACAATTGGTTCCAGGCGTATTTAGTGGTGCCCTAGATCTGCCTGATTTTACAGTCGATCAACGGTACATTCCGCCCCAAAAGCCAGTGGCTGCCTAGTAATTGCCAAACAGTTCACCGCTGTTAGGATGTAATCACAGATTGGTAATTACCAATGGATGCAGGCGCTTCGGGTCTGAGTGTGGATAGCGAATTTGCAATCCATGCTGCGGCCATGGCGATTCGAGAGCTGGATCGTGATGAACTGGAAGAAGCTTTCATTGACATGCTTCACCAGAAACTCGTAGACCGTCAGCTGTTCCTCAGCATCCTTAAAGAACACGGCATTGACGCCGACTTCTCCTTCCAATACCAAACGGAAAGTCAACTTTCTTAATCAAGATGGCAACACGCACGATCAAAGGGACTCTGGATACTTTCCAGGTTGACGCCGGCTCTGAAGTCACCTACCTGGGCAACACCTCTGCAGGTAGCACCGGCGGCCTCAACATCCGCGCCTTCAAGGTTAACCCCGGAACCACTGGCGACATCATCGTCAAGCTGGACATTTCCAGTGGTGTGGACACCATGGAGATTTTTCAGGACGACGATTACTCCGCAGGTAACGCCCCCTCTGGCTACACCAAGTACAGCAACATCGTTAAAAGCGGCAAGGGCAAAGGTGCTGTGGCTGTGACCGTCAGTAACGCCAGCAAGAACTACGTTGTGTTGCTGCGCCTGGACGGTTATTCTGAGGTGAGCTACACCGGCAGCGTTGTAGTGCCGTAATTGGCCTATACTGGGCAAAAGATTTTTCCCAGTGTATCACTACGTTTACTGCTCCTATGAACCGTGGGGACGCGTTGGACGATCAATTTAAACTTGATCATCCGTTTTTAGATATTGAAACGGTTCGGTTAATTTGTTGCTACACGCCGGCCAGGACTCACTTGGGTTTTGGCCGGTATGCTGCTTATAGGGACAGAGGTGACTTCACCTGGCGCATTGGCTACGGCAGCCTCCGCATCGGCAAGCGGTTCGTCCATGGCGGAGATAAAGCCAGCGAACTTCAAATTACAACCCAGCTGATTGAAGACCTCAAGAATCTGACAGATCTGGTGGTTCCGTGTGTCTACATGCCGATGAACAAAAAGAAGCGTTCAGCCATCATCAGCTACGCTCACAGCATTGGCATCAGTGCATTTAAAGAGTGTTATTTAAGAGAACTCATTAATACAAACGCTAGTAAGAACGCCATTATTAAGGAGTGGTCGCCTTACATCAACAAACAATATCTCTATGGACCATCGCTTCTAAGGGAGCGCAGGCGGGTGGAGCTGAATTACTACCTGGCACCAGACAAAGAAATTCCAACCTTCTATCCCCACCGCTGCGAAGCCAAGCACCAGTGCCTGCTCAACCTGGCGGAAACCTGGCAGCACACGC